TGGAAAGTCTACTTGGAATCCTTCCTCTAGTTCTACCTTACGTAGTTCTATCTCATCTAGCAAGTGGTCAGCAGTCTCCTTCTCGAAATAAAAACCATTGCTTGTCATCTCTTCACATAGTATTTGTATGTCGTGTTCACACCTAATGGAACACTTCCACTGAGGGTCTTGTATAACTGGCAAGAACTTCTTAAATAGTTTAGCAGTGACAACAACATCCTGATGACAGTAGTCGATCATCTCTTGTGTCAAGACAGAGTAGTCATTGAAGTCCATCTTGAAGTCACCTAGTCTTTTACCCCAAGCCTTGAGACTATGACCATCCTTTAATCCATAGTCTATAAGGCGAGACAGAACAAGAGTATCAATAACCATAAAAGGATTGATGCAATCTTTCTTGACAAGTCTGTTGATAACACCAACATCAAAGCCAATCCCATTGTGGAAAACAAAACGGTCAACTGTACTACAAAACTCAATGAACCTATCCCTTTCCTCTGGTATTGTATCCACATTCAAGAACTGGTATGTCTCTCCTGTGTCTACGTCCTGACCACAGACAACCCAGATGCGTGTAGCATCCAGAGAATCTGTCTCAATATCCATAGCAACTATCTTAGTCATCATAAAATCCTGTTAAAATTTGCACAACTGTCACAGGCCATATAGCTGACACCATTGCAGCCCTAGTCTGATCCATCTCGTCATGCTTGTCAAGCAGATGGAAGATGGTAACGACATGAAGGTAGTGTAGTGCAGCACCGAATAGGTATATGACACCTGCGGTGATCATCCATATATCAGTAGTCTCCATACTTTTCCTCTAGTGTAAAGGACGCAGTGTTAAACTTGAGTTGACCTGCGTATCCTGTTGGGCCAACTGGCCTGTTCTTAGTGACCAGTAGCTTAGTTGTATTACGTTCATCAGCATCCTCTGCCATCTTGTCCCTCTGTAGTTCGACAACAACAGATGCTCGTTGCTCAATCATACGGCAGTACTTGACAGCACCATCGTCATTGGTGTGTCCGATAGTAATGATGCCAACACCTAACTCAGCAGCTAACTTGGATAGTCTGACAGATAGGTCAGCTAGGAATTGTTCCTTGCCCTCATCCCCTGCCATGTTAGCAGCTATGTCCTGTATCGGTTCAAAGAATATGTACCGAACACCACATGCCTGAGAAAGATACCTGATATGATTGAGAATGTCAAGGGGATCATCCTCATCATTCAAAAAGAATTGGTATAGCTTCTCGTCCTTGGTTAGGTCAACGATAGCATCCTGTACTATTTCGTGTGCCTGTTCCTGTTCGATCAAGTCCTTGCGTGTCACGTTAGTACCTAAGTGGTACGACACAAGACCTAAGATACTACGCAGCTTTGTCTCTTCCATATGCCATGCAGCGATAGGTATGTCAGGATATTCCTTAAGGATATGGTACTCCAAGTACCGCATGAACTCAGTCTTACCTATGCCTGTCTGTGCCTTGAACAGGGTGAAGTGTCCCTGCATCAAGCCCATGCACAGATCATCGAAGTCCTGTATGCCTGTCTTGACGTAGACATGGTGCTCCGCATTGTTGTACAGCTTAAGGAACTGGTCAGAGGTATTGATAATATTCTCAGGTGTATACTTCTGAGCATTGAACCAAGCATGAAAGTATGACTGACGTTGACCTGCCACAAGGAACTCGTTAGCATCCTTGTACTTGTCGTGCTGCATACGATAGACCTTGTTAGGGAATAGGTTAGCTATCCTCTGAGCTATCGAATTACCTGCATCATCATGTTCTATTGACAATACAATCTTGTCGAATGACTTAAGCCAATCCGTTACGTTAGCCCATATGCGTTTGCTTGGGTTGCTAGATGGCAGTGACACAAAGGCTGAGTTGTACTTAGGATTACGGCACATCTGATAGGCTGACATAGCATCCAGTTCACCCTCAGTTATGGTCACAATCTTACCTGACCCTGCGTTCCACAGGTTCATACCGAACAGTTCATCAGCCTTCAAGTCCTTGGTTCTGAAATCTTTAGGGAAGAACCTAGTCTTGATACCGCCTGATGGATAGGGGTAGTCTTGCTTGACCTCTTCCCCTGCACTGTTCAGGTATGTCTTGACCCCATAGAACTCCATTGTATCTTTGGATATCCCACGCAGTCCCCTGACCACAGGCGTTAGCACCTCAGTTGGTACTGGCCTGATGGTTTGTTGTTGTCTTTGTTCTGTCATTCCGTTAGCTTTCTCTCTATATCCACAGTCAGGAGTGAAGCAGTGTGCATGACCATCAGAATACCTAGCCAAGTTATCGGCTGACCCACACTCAGGGCATGATTCCTTACGGATAAAGGTACTCTCTTGCATCATATCATCACCGCCTCAAACACTCCGTCCCAATACGTTTGCTCTAGAATGTCCATTATAGTCTTGTATTCTTTCTTTGTCAAGACATCTTGTGACCACTCATTACCTTGTTCATCGTAGAGGTACAGGATGCGTAGCTTAGGTGGATGTTCAATAACCCATGCGGTGGGGCTGTCTTCCCAATCATCATAGTAATAAACCCCATCAGTTACTACTTGCCAACTGACTTCGTAGTTCTCACCTCTGATTGCAACGTCAATGTTATCCATTTTATTTTTCCTCTTGACAAGTTAGAAGAACACTTGTATAATAGGGCTTGCCTCTGGCAAGGGTACATATGTACTATACACTACTCTGATGTGTATGTCAAGTCACCCTTGCTGATCCTACCTATATAATATTCTTCTGCTTCACGTATTTGTTCCTCTGTTTCCTCTAGCCAATCAGCTTCAAGGATACGATCATCCAATTCACTGACTGACCGAGGCCGAGGGAGTATAGCAGACTTTTTCTTTTTGTTGTCTATTCCCATTTACTTTCCCATTCTTCCTGAGTTATGCCAGTCATTATAAACTCTCTTTCATTTGGTGTCAAGTCAGGCATGGCATCTTGGATAAGACTACCACCTTCCCAATCATTGATCTGTTCCTGAGTGACATCAATATCCATTGAAGATATTTTACCTGTCAAGTCTGATCTTGCTACGATAAGCATTATTATTCCTTTCCTAGAATGTTGTCTTTGTCATTGACTTGACCATGCGTGCTGTACGTGACAAGACTTGACGTTGCTTTTGTACTTTAGCTAACTCTTCTTGAGCAAACCTAGCATCTCTTGAGCCAACAATTACTTTGGCCTTACGTAGAACCTGATACCGATAGACCACACGGTTGTAGTATTCATTGTTGTCATCAGCAATTTGCTTAAGTGTCTTAGTAAATCCGTTCTCGTAGTTGATACGCAGTGCATCATCAATGCTTGCATAGTTGTACGAGTGGATCATTGCCTTGCTCATATGCCCAGTGTAGCTTGTGTACAGGTTAGGCATGTTAGTCTTTACGATTGGATTAGTCATTGTGTTTTCCTTTCGGTTAAGGTTAGCAGTTATGTATGCGCTTCCACGCTACCCATGTTGCAGCTTGCATTTCATAGGCGGTCATGCCGTGTTTTTTACCTGCCCGACTATAGCAGGTCTGTAAATCTTGTCGCAGTTTCTTACCAATACTTGGTACGTCCTGCATGGTACGTCTGTCCTTGTTAGCAATACCCCATGCGTGTCCGTCAATGACACACACATCTTTACCCATGATACATTGAAAGAAGTCTGTTATCTTTGCACCATTGAGAATTATTGATACCTCTTCTATACTATCTGGCATACTTGTCAAGACTAGCCATGCCTTGTCCCTCATTTTTTTGTAGGTACAGGGCTTGCAGTCTTCTACGTATCCACCCTTGACAAACACCTTGCACATATTGTGAGCATCTATCAGGTTACGTTCCCACTTGTTAGTGGGTGACAATGCAGCGACAACACCTGCAACTACACGTACTGGTAGTTGGTGATAGTCAGCCATGTCCTGACATTCCTTTAGTGCTCGTTTGTACCAAGTCTTACCATGCTTGACCTCTTGGGGTGTCGCTTGCTTGAATACTCTTAGGATGTTTCTAGTATACTGTGTCATTTATATCTCCACTTCCTGCGATGTTCTTGTGTTTCGGTAGACAGTTATTTTGTAGTCAGGATCAGGATAGATCAGACTTAGTTCACTTGTCAACCCCTTTAATTCATCCTTGATCATATCGGTTTCAATACGGAAATAGTGACTATACCCATGATCTCTTAGGCTTCTCTGGTATTTCCTTGATATATTTATTGTGTATGTGTACATTATTCTACCTCTTTCCAAACATAGGTTGTTTTAACTTCAAATATTTTGCCAGTCTCGCCTTTATCGTAACCATCCATAAACTCTTCAAATTGAGCACGTTCAGCATCCTCAAGAGTCCAAAACTTTCCGTAGTTACTTCCTGACTGTACTAAGTTTTCTACTTCGTCATCATCTTGAAACCATTTGGTAACTACCCAAAAGGTTTCGATTTGTGTATTGTTATCCATGTCTCACCTCTTTGTTTGTATTTAGTAAGACACAACAGCAACCCATTGCCTTGAAGCAAAGCATAGGTTGGCCCATGTTAGCTGCTATTGTGTCCAAGAAATACACCTAGACACCTTGTAGACGGATTGACGTATTTTACCGTTCTTGAGTTGGGCTTTGCATCCAACAATCGTGTACTATCCACCCTTGGTCAAAGACGTACTAGGTCTATCGGGTTTCTTCACTATGCCATTCATTACGTGGCTCGTTTTGTCAGCTTGTGAACATCCATTCACTAGGGCTTGTGTCTTATCTTGTCAGACTGTTTTGAGTGTGTCAAGCACTTTCTTTTATTTTTGTTACCACTATATTTTGAGAGCCATTCGGTAATCTCTTGCTCTGTGTCTTAAGTCTTACTGACATTTTCAAGA